CACTGGAATATCTCTTTTCTCTTGAATTGATTCAACCAGTTCCACTGTCAAGTTATATGCTGGTTGAAAAAATGGAAGGATTTGTTCTACGATTTGGAGAGCATCATCATTTAATTTGGTCATTATACTCAACTCAAACGCCATATTGTAGGGAACCGGCATATATGATTTTTTTACGTCTGTCGCACTATCAGGATCCTTGACAGTGAAAGTTTGAGTTGTTGTTACTTTTCTAGATGAATCATATGTGAGTCCAGTGAACTCAAAAGACATCCTTGGCAGTGTGATTGCAAATGGTTTATTTAGATCAGGAGACTGCTCCAGTCTTGCAAGGAACTTTTGTGTAGGACCATACGCCAGAGGGACTTTTACAACACTAAAGACATCATCACTAGAATCAGTTTTTTTGATGGAGATGTCATTGAAAAGTGTACCAAATGATATAATGGTCCTCCTCAAAATTTCGTTGTAAAAATATTCAAACATGGTTTAGTCCTACAAATCCTTACACAATTGTGTGTTTTTATTTAGGGAATACCGAATGGATTCTGCTCTGAGAAGTCAAGAATAGAATCTGCCTCTGTTTCTATGTTAATATTGTCAGCAAATCCATCATCAACAGGTTGAACATCTACCACTCTGAGAGCGTAAGAAGCACCAGAGGTAGATCCTACTATATTTTCTCCAGATGTAAATTCTCCATCAACACTACCAAGTTCAAGAACGTTCGTAGTTGAGTTCCAAGTTCTAACTCTACCAGTTGTTCCACTAGTAGAACCTGTGACTATTTCGTTGAAGGAGAAGGTTCCTGACCCAGAACTTTCTGGTGAAGCGATAGTGATAGTAGGAGCAACGGTATAACCAAGACCAGCGTTAGTGATATGAATTGCTGAGATAGTACCCGCAGCACTGACTATCGCAGTTGCAGCAGCAGATACCGTAGACACTCCTGTAAATGTGATTGTAGGATTTTCTGTATATCCTCCGCCGCCAGCAGTAACAGTGATGATACCGACAACACCATCACCGATAGTTGTAGTTGCAGCAGCACCAACACCATTAGTTCCACCACCACTAAACGAAACGGAAGGAGCTACAGTATATCCTGCACCAGACTTGACAACGTTAACTGCTTGTACAGATCTGTCTTTAGGATTAACATTGAAATTACATACATTTATTCCACCGATCATAGTGGCAATACCAACAGCGGTGATTCCACCTGAGGGAGCAGAAGACACGCCTACTGTGGGAATACTACTATATCCACCACCCCTATTAGTAATAGTGAAGAATCTTACACCTCCGTTAAATATTGCTGCTGTTGCAGTAGCAGTAGAAGCAGCTCCGACTAGTGAGAGAGTTTGAGTTGGTCCCTGAATAGTGTTGATACCGTCATCGGTAAGACCATCATAGTCTTCACCAATCAAATTATTGTCAATATCTTCAATACCGGTTGCAATAACCTCATCCTCCAATCTGAATAGTTCACAATACAATTCATAAACATAGAGGTTCTGTAACTGATAATATGGTTTGGCGTATTCTACATCTTTGATTTCGTAGATTCTATCGTCAAGAGGGAACCATATAAGATCTCCACCTTTAGGTCTAGTTGATAGTTTAACGTTCGATTGATCCTCAATCAACGGAGTAATATAGTTTTCAAATCTTTCTCTTGAGATAATCAGTCTAACTTCATCCTGAGACTGAACCCCGAACTTAGAAAGAATATTACCAGCACCAGAGTATTCGTCGTAGTTATCAATATACGCTTCTAAAGGAAGTGCAATGTCAAACTTAGACTGCACAACTTCTCTGATAACTGTATTCTCTGTTAGATACTTTCGGGGTAGATAAAAGATATCTACTCCATACATTCTAAGTTGTTCATTAATTAAATCTTGGACAAGATTTTGCTCACCAGTAGTACCTTGAGTAAAAAATGGATTAAGCATGATCTTATCCTATCATATCTAAAGGTGGCAGTTCGTATGTATTAGACATCTGCTCCTTGATCTTATCTAATTCTTTTTCTGCATCATCATAAATCTGTCTTCCATTTAATTCAATACCACCAGGAAGTTTGACACCCTGGAATTTAATAAGATTTTGACCCCACTGCCTCTTTATCAGTGCAGTAAGATATCTCTTTAAGAACGAGTCATTGTAAACTCTGGTAAAATCATTTGGATCAATAAGACGATAACAATCAATAATTAGATAATCATCAACATTAACCGATCCCCAATCAATATCCAGATAGAGTCTATCTTGTCTCATGTTAAATCTGATTTGCTTCTCAGTATTCAAAGCAAAATCAATATCCTCCAAATATCTCTTCGTCATCGTATAGGTCAATAATTCAGTTGATCCCCAGTAATAAATGTCATTAAGGAATAACTGATATTTAACACTGAACATGTTATTTGTTACAGTGTTAGCTCCATCAAATCTAAAAATCTTACTTATTCCAATAACCTCTGGTGGAACTTGTAGGTAATTACTATTCTCTTCAAAGTTAAAGGAAACACTTGATCCATCAATCGTAGCAGTTGCAGTCGTGGTTACGATTCCTGCAGTGCTACTTCCTCCTCTTGCCCTGCCTCTATCTATATCTGCTTGCGTTATCTTATACTTTAAAAAAGTCTGAATACTTCCGTCATAATCACGCTCATGGAATAACTGAAGGGCATCATCAACTAAGTCATCAATCTGCTCATCGGCAACATTAATTTCCAGCACCGGAGCACCCAGTTGCCTTTTGCAATAGTTAATTAAATCCGTTCTACTTGCTGGTTTCGCCATTTATTCCACAAGTTTCCTAAGTGTATTTAGGGTGCTGACGATACTGGGTTATAAACGTATATGTTGCCATTAGCGAGAGTATAGAAAGTTCCGCCTGCAGATACAATAACATCATATACATATCTACCTTCATTCAAAGATCTAGTAGAGGTAGATCCAAGAGAAAGTTTCATTTTTCCATCATAAGCACTTGTAAAACCAACGGTGAAAGACGTTGTAATTCCTAAAGTTGCTCCAACAGCAACACTTTTAGACATTGCTGCTGATCCAGTATATCCAGTTAGATCAAACGCAGCGTTCGCTGTTGTAAAAACATTGAGGTTTGCATTAAAATCAGATCCACCTTGAATAGTCAGGTTTACTCCGTAAGGAACTCCGGAGTCTGGATCGAAAGTAATATTTTTAGATGGCATCTGGAAGTCCTATTACCGACATAGTTTCTTGCTGCTTATAATAAAGTTTGCAAAAAGATTTTGCAATATTCTTAAGCATATCGCGATCATTACAATTATCTATATTACTTGCGATCTGTTGATATGCAAAACTCTTTGATAAGTTATTAAGTTCAATTTGATCGGGATCCATTTAGTAACTCCTTGAGTAACAATTTGATTTCATTTAGTTCACCTTTCACGTTAGCAAGATCTTTCTCTACTGTCTGTAATTTCTGATTCTTTTCAGATTTAACATTTTTGGTAGAGAGGTACTGAGTGTAATCAAGACCATTCACGTTGACAATTGCATTGGTTTTAGGATCTCTTGCAAGATCCTTATTACCTTCTAATTCATAAAAATCCATATCAAGCTAATGCAATTACCCTCAAATCTTTGACTCTGGGAACAAAGCACTGAGTATTAGATATAAGATTTAACTTAATTCTATAAGTTTTAAATGGGGGTAGTTCATCAATAGAGAAAGTATATTCTCTATAGTCAATCAGAGCAGATTCCTGCGTCAAAGTATTAGATTTAACGATACGTGTATCAGATTCTCCATTATTATTTTGTGCAGAAATAACTTCACCTTTAGTATTAAGGTTGGTGTAACCTGGGAATGGTGAGAAAGTAGGTTCAAGTCCAGGTTCATTAGATATTGCGTAGAATGCTCTAATGTCTGCTTCAAGATTTATGTGAGCAGCAAGAATGATCTTGAGAGAAGATGCAGAATTTTCAAGGACAATTTCCTTAGAAATATACTGACACGCTGTAGGATCTTCGTCAATACTGTCCACTCTAGAGTCAGTCGCATAATTCGTAATCACATCGTTTACTCTGTTAGATGTAAGAACAGCACTTACTCTCTGAGTATCAATTACAGGACTTACTCTCGTATCAACTGTGTTTAGGAACAATCTCATGTTCATTGACTTAGATCCTGGAACTGTGGAAAGATTAGCATCTTCATTAATCTTGGATGCAATCATTCTTGGAGTGTCAAAGTAATTCTTCTGGTTAATAACAATATCCTCAAATCCAGCATTGATATATGGTACTTCAATTCCACTGAAACTTCTAGATGTTGTTGTTCTAACTTCTGCGTTAATACTAGTTCCAGGAACGGTCATGTTATGAACATTAGGCGTCATCAGTTCAAATGGCATGTTCTGAGTCGCTCTAACCTTAGTTCCACCAGTGGACTTGGTTTGACCTAAATGAAGTTGAGGGAATCCAACATCGGTGTTTCTAGCGGTTCCTGTAGTTGCACTCATATCGAGTTTAACTTTATAAGAATCAAACGTAAATGGATCAGACTCAGTTACATCACTAAGAGAGTGTGTTCTGTTAATACGATTGAGACTTACTCCACCCATTTCATATTTAAATACAGGAGTTCCTGCTGGATATGTTTTAGGATTAGGTCCTCTGACAATATTTCCACCAATAGTATTTCCAGTTACATCGGTATATTCAATAATTTCATCACCAATAAGCAATAAACCAACATTAGTAGTTCCAACTCCAACATTCTCAAAAGTGGCGAATGTCGCCCCAAGACCAACAGTAATACCACTTGTGGAATCTGCTGGATATGCCGCAGTAAGAGTGGTTGGTTTGATGTCTGATTTTACTTCAGAAAGTATTACACTATTATTGGTGAAATACATACCATGGTTTTGATGACTAATATTCATATGCAGACCATCGTTTATTGTGATGATGGATGCAATTTCAACATCTCCCCCTGGAGCACCTGGAAGATCATTATTTAAAGTTTGAGCAACTCCAACACTGTTGAAATAGTTCATTGACTTACCACCACCAACAACAAAGTTGCCCTGAACATTATCAAGGATTAGTTCGTTTGTATGTCCAATTCCAGTAACAGTAAGTTTGGCATCTCTGCCGATTGTAGCAATACCGATGGTAGAGATTCCAAGAACATCACCAACAACATAACCAGAACCACCACTAGAGATAGTTGCACCAGAGGCAACAATACTGCCGTTAGCTACGCTGATGTCTGCAGTTGCACCCCTACCACTACCCGTGATCGTTACGAGATTGACACCAGTGAACGTATGAGAACCATCTGCAGGTGTATAACCAAGACCAGCATTAGATACTGTCAGAGTTCCTGTTACAGAACCAGCAGTGCCTACGAGATCTCCTGTAGCGTTTGTACCGTCTTGGAAGAAGGTATTGCCAATTTCATATCCATCATCAGCAACGGTGGTTCCAAGACCAACTCTAATCTTCTTAGATGCAATAGAAATAGGATCTGGAAGCAACTTGGCAATTTGAGCATTACCCTGCGTGAGTTCGGGACTATAGAATTCAATACTTCCACTTTCAACGAAGTCTGCTCTATACAGAGTAAACTTAAGGTCTTCCCACTGACTTGGTTCCCAAGTGGTATTGTTTTGCGATTTAAAAAGAGAACCAAGGTAAGGTTGGTTAGAAATAAACGTATCTGTTAAAAGATCATTTTCACCAATTCTGGAGATGTAAACTGTATATTGAGTAGAGTTAGATGCTAAACAAATCGCATATTCTTTACCGCCTTCAACGTAAACTGGCGATTTAAATTGAATATTTGTGGCTACGGACCCGTCTGATGATGTAGTAATGTCAGATGGATCTAAAACAATCTCAGAACCAGGAAGAACCTTAGTTGTTGGAAGACCATTTTCCATGGATCTCAGTTGGAATACAACTGGACTATCTCCATCATCAACCGTTCTGAAGAACACATCACAACTGGTAAGGAAACAACCTGTCTCATCTTCAACTAAGAAGGACTGTGCAAGAGGGTCATACCAAGTGATAATAGTTTGAGTTCTTTGAGTTTCGCTTAGAACATTGCTGTTAACAAGTTCAGTGCCAAGAGTTTGCTCGACATTTCTTTCTTGGAATTCTCTCTTCTGTTCCACTCTTGCATTTCTGATAGAAAGAATGTTTTCCTGAAGAACTTCCAAAGTTCCTGAAGATGTAAAGTTTTCTTCAACAATTGTAGATGCAAGGTCTTGATTATTATCTTCATCATTTACAAGTGTAAATGTCTTGGTTCCTGTCTCAAATTTGGGGAAGTTGACATTATTGGGGTCAGGGACAAAATAACTTCCAATGATAGTAGAAGACAGATCAGAGATAAGTCTTACATCATCCAAAGTTGCCTGCGCTCCACTTGTCTTTCCAACAAAAGTCATTCCAGTTTGAACAAATCCAAAGAAGTCTCCTTGTGCTTGTTCAGAAAGAGAAAGAGTATCAACGTTCAGAATATTTGAAGTTGAAGAATATGCATTAGAGAGAGGGCGATTGGTATAAGGGTTCTCGCGGAAAGTTTTAGTTGGGCTGTTGTAAGCACCTTCTCTATGATTAATTTGAGCAACTCTAAAAGTAATCTTAGGAGAGGTCTCATTAGACTCTTCAGCGAGACCAGTTCTAATCATTCTACCTTCTACGGTTTCTCCAACCTGGAAGGTTCCGCTAGTCATGGAGATTTCAAGAAGTTTAGGAACACAATACTTTGTGACATCCACACCATCGAAGAATGCATACAACCTTGTGAGTGGTTTCATCTTTCTAGCAACGAATTCAATGTTCCTAGATCTCATCGTCGCAATCAAATCTCTACTGACAGTTCTATCACCAAGGGAATTAGTATCAAACTCTTCAGTAATAATAGTTCTAGTTCCATTTCTAGACTGAACACCAGATTGAACTCGATTTATAAATGTTTCTTCAACCACTAGATCAGTTACAGTTCTAGTTTCTCTTCTTTGTCTTGCTCTACCACCAGGACCTTGACGATGAATAGTGTCTGGACCATTTTGAACAACTCTAGGTCTAGTAACCTCCACGTCTGTAATTCCACCCCAATTGGTTTCCCAAGAATCCCAAAGGATAGGACCAAACCCAGTTTGAGGATCAACTTCACCATTTGCAACCATGGTATCGAAGGTCTCAGTATAATTACCTTCTTGCTGAATAATCTTCGCTTCTAAACGTGTAGTATCAACCCAATTATCGGTAGCTGGAGTCAACTCCATAGTACCATTCCAGAAACTAATCAAGAAAGGAGTAACACTTTCAGTTCTAGTTGCAAACGCTTGTGTAATATATTCAACTTCAGCATAATCTAGAGTTACAATGTCATCACCTTTTCTTACATTATTACCTTCGATAGGTGCAACACTAGAATCTAAAGTTGTGTCTCTGTCAACAACAGGACCAAGAATCATATCAACCGAATTAGTGTAATGTCTCGGTCTTAGTTCACCAAATTTTCTATCAATTGAATTTTTGATATCAACACTATCTTCTTGAGTTTGGAATCCAGAGAAGTTATCAACAAAGAAACCAGACTTAAATCTATTTAAACCTTCAGTGTCAGGAATAAAAAGATTAGCAGTTTCTTTTTCTAGCAATGAGAGAGTTGTATAGTACTCAAGACTCTTGATTCTATCTTCAAGTTTCTTGATGTCTTGCATACGGTATCTCTTATGTTGACTAAATGATAATTTTACATCAGATGTATTAAAGAGATATGGTGGTAGTTCATACGTACAAACTTCAATTGCATCATCTACAGGGTTAGGTCTGACAGGATTTTCAGAGGGAGTTCCATACACGACCTGAAATCTTCCGTCCTTAGTCAGGAACAATCTGTCAATTCTACCTAAGTAATAGTCAACGTCAGCGATTATGGATTCGTCAGATGCTAAAATGTGATTTACTGATTGACCAGCAGCATCAAATGCTCTACCAGCAAACTCAAGTGGAGATCTAGCACCCTCAGTCACAGTGTATTCGGAGACTCTTGGTCTTAAATCAATAATATCAGTGTTTCTATAATTATTGACCGTCTTGATTTCTGTAGAGTAATTAAAATTCTTATAAGATTCTACAGTGACAATATCGCCGTTATCAGTTGAGTTAAAAGACGCAGATGTAAAATAGATCTTTAACTGTTTTGTAGGAGCGTCATTTTTATTTTTTCTTCTTATACTTCCATAAGTATAGAGTGTATCCTCTTGCCCTGTTCTAAATGTGTAATTTGAAGATACGTTAAAACTCGGTGTTGTTAAAACAGACACTCTAGCAGTAATATCAGATTCAGCAAAATCAAGAGTTTCACCTTCAATGAATACGGATTCATTTTTATAGATGTAAGATATAGTGGACGAATCTACAATCTCAGCGACAATTGCTACAGCACCACTAGTTTGACCTGTGATCCTTTCTCCGATCAATATATCTGAGGTGGTTGTAGATGGACTGATGATATTAAGTAAGGATACCTTAGGAGCAGTAGCAGTTGAGGTATCTGAGGACTCAAAGATTCCTTGAATGGAGATAATATCAGGAGAGTTCAAAGAGATTACTTCATCTTCAACTCTAGTTCCATATGGATAGTTTCCATAGGTTAGTCCATTATTAAGTGTAGTTGTTCCAATACCAGATCCTTGAAGTCTAGATTTATCAACGATAATAGACTTTACTCTATTTTTAATCTTAACTTTTGAAGTTGCATTTAATTTTCTCAAAGTAGCGTGCAAAGTTGCGCCAGTATTATCAGTTCCAAGATTTCTAATCTGAAGAGACTTAGCATCTGCGGAGATTTCAAATCTATCGGCAGTCAGTTCCTCTGTAACACCGTCAGATCTGATAAGAGTATATCTTTCATCATCAAAGGGTAAGAATGTTTCATTAGCACCTGCAGCTGCAGCAACAGAAAGTTGATTGCTAGCAATATCTACACTGAAAGTCCTTCTAATGGTGAAGGTTGTCTCAGAGAGATCAAACGCAGCTACGTTTGGTTTTGGTAATGGTGTGAATAAAGTACTATCCGAGGATGGAGCAAGTTCAGTAGTCAGAACTTCTAAGTCAGTTACACTCAGAGTAGACGCTGGTAAAAATCCGCTTGCAATACCAGAGACAGTGGCAACACCTTCAATAGTAACATTGGAAGTTCCTACATCAGTAACTCTAGCAATAATAGGATCTTCTGTAAGTCCTGCTGTTGTATCGGTATATCTAATTAAATCGTTTTCTCTGACAACAGTTCCAGGAAATAGATTATTGCCAGTGGTGATTGTGCTTACTCCACTAGATTTAGGACTGATGGTGGCGATACCAACAGTAAATTTACTAGATTGCAGAACGTTAGCACTAAAAGTATTAACACCAGTAATACCGTCTGCTAAATCTAAAGTATTTGATGATGCAAAAACAGATTTTACATTAGAAATTTTATTTTCTGTTATTGCAATGGCAATTCTTCCATTTTCAAGTCCATTAAAGGAAAGTTTTTCATTTACTACGAAAGTTCCTTTACTATTATATACAGTAACAGCGGTTCCTGCGCTCACTGGATGTCTTATAAACCCTGTTGCACCACTAGAATTACCCTTAACGAAAGTGGGAACAGTTAAAGTATGCGACTGGTTTAAAGCAATCTCAGTAGTGGTCTGTACATCATAAAGGGCAATATCCCACTGGTTTGTATTTGCGTTTGAGGCGCTATAAGTCCCTGACTCCAATCTAAAGTCATAAACTCTTGCAAGACCAATTTCTTTTCCAGGAGCAGTCTCAGAATTGACACCAACTCTTTGATCTCGTAAACTTACAACAAAAGTATTGCCAACTCCAACTGTAGGTGCTCTGTAGACACTATTAATCTTTAAAGTAGGTCCAGTGTTGTAATTGAAAACTTGATTTTCAATTGTTTTTGTAGTTCTTGGTTTATCTACATCAACATAAGTCGTGTTTAAAGTTTCACATTCATATCCCTTGACGTATGCCTTTCCAGGAGAAACTCTGAGTAAAGCAAGATTATCGGTAGGAGTTTGTCCCCCAGGAGTAAATTGTCCTTCGTTAAAAACGCCGTTATTGCCAGTCTGATTGTTTAACGAATCAACTAAAGCAACGTCAAATGGTCTTACATAATAATGTCCAGATTCGTCAAAAGTTCTTCTTGCAAGAGTATCTGTAAAGTCTTTGCTATGATATCTTCCACGTCCAGTGGAAAGAGAATCAGTTTGAATAACACCGTTAATTACGGTTGCAAGTAAAATGAAATTATCATCAGCAAAATCATCTAAAGGTTTTTTAAATAAACTTATACTGATCTGAAGTCTATCAGCACCAGGGGCAGCGTAGTTGCTAAATCCTTGAGAATTATCGTTTAACGTTTCATCTAAATCTGCTGTAACAACCTCTTCGTCAACAAAGAAACCAATTCTGTAACTAGGAGTATTGCTATATTGATCAAGAATTAAAGTTTCTCTACTTACGTTTATAAAATTGCCTCTAATGAAGTAAACGCCATTATCCACAGAAAACGCTGATCCAGTTGCAGCAGCATTGGTTGCAATCGTACTAGCAAAAGCAGAACCAACTGGAATGTTTGTATTGCCTAGTAATCCAGAAATAATTACTTCGTTGCAGGTTAAAGTCTCAGCATCGAAGAATGTTTGTGTTTGATTATTTGTTGTGCTTGATCCAAGATAGTTGATATAAAGAGTTATATTGCCATTTTCAGAATCTTCTGGCAAAACGACACTATCGACAACAGCAGTTACACCAGATCTCTCACCCGTAATCGTTGTTCCGATTAATTGATCAACATAAGCAGCTACAGGGACCCCCTGAAAGTTATTATCCAACTGAATTGCATAATAAAGTCTAGTGTAAGAAGTATTTCCAGGAATAACTTTTGCGCCCTCTCTAAAAAAGTGCTGACCAAACTTTTCAATCTGATTTTGAAGTATAGACTGAAGGGATGTTAATTCCCTTGCCTGAACAGGATAACCAGGTTTGAATAATACCTTATGATAGTCGTTAGCGGGATCAAAGTCGTCAAAGTAAGGCGCTACGTTAAGATTCGTCTGCTGTGGCATAATTCTTTAGAACTGCAAAATAACTTTTATGTCTTCCTTTTGGTTCGACGATCTGGTGATAGATGGTCTATTATCAACGTAGATAATATTTCCAGAGTGTTTTTTCACCTCAGGATTGGCAATACCACTCGTGAAACTCTGACCAAGATAGTATGTACGATTATTTATTACGGTTGAGATACCGGAGAAGTTAGTATCGATACCTAAATTAGATCCTGTAGAAGGGGTAATTGTTAAACTTCCACCTGACCCAGGTGAAGAGGTAAATTCTGTCAGATCAAATCCATAAGTCGGTTGAGTTTGTGCTGTCCCTACAGTGTTGAATCCAGCAAGACTTCTATCTTGCCAGAACTTAAGCACCCCTGTTGTTTGGTCATAACTTACAACTCTTCCAACTGCAGTAGAACCAGTAGAAACTGTCTGAGTAAAATAAGAATCTGCCGTGAATGTAGCAGTGCTATATCCAATACCAACTAATTTGAGGGCGCTTACTGCAGACGCTTTGTCAGAGGACAAAATTGTAGATGATCCGAACTGCTCAGGATTCTCTACAACACCGATTCTTGCAATCTGGTTTCCAGTAATAAAATCTGGATTTTCATTATCGTTTTCAATTCTAGAATACAGAAGCACGTTATATGCTCCCAATTCTCTATAGATGTCTGCACCATGTCCTCCTTGAGTAGGAATAATTACATCAAAAGTGGGTCTTGTAGTTCCTGTAGGAACTCCGCCTGCAACTAAATCAACATTACCATAGGTATAATCAGAGCCTTGACTAGAAACAATTACTTGTCCTACTTCCTGATTTCCATTGATAACGATAGTGCATTCTGCTCCAGTTCCATCTCCTCTAATTGGAACTCCTGTGTAAATTGCATTTGCAGTTCCCAAACCAACACCACGATTCGTGATGGTTACAATCTTGATACTACCATCGACAGCATTATCTCTAACTGCTGCATTATCCGTGGCAGTTGTCCAGTCTTTTGGAACTGGCATGAACTGGGTGGATTCAAATTTTACGACTTCACTTGGTTTAATTGTATAAAGATATTTCCAAATATATCCATCACCACTAGTGCCTGCGCTTCTTGGTTCTAAATCAGTAAAAGTAGGTTCATCTAAAGATGCTTTCCCTGTTGGATTATCAGGGTCAGTTCCATTATGTAAGCAAATATAAACTCTAAAATCACTATTCATTACAAAGTAATTTGCAAGATAAAGTGATGTAGAACCTGAAACTTTTGCTGTATTTGTTCTACTGTAATCATGACGATACATATCATAAGCAGTTCCAGAACTCCATGTTCTCTTGGGAACTACTTGATTCGCATCAGCAGTATTAATCTTCTTTAAAGCGACCATTGTATCCCAATAGTCATTCTCTTGATCAAAATTATCTTTTGGTGCAGGAGGATCAGTATCCCAATCACTCTGGTAATCCGTAGGATTGGGTAAACCAACAAAAGAATAGTAAGAATTACTGGAATTATCAATTCCAGCAATAAAATTCTTTGCGTTTAATATTCTAATCTGATCCGTTATAATGGCAGCCATTTGACGCAGGTTTTTCTTTATTTATTAGGAGTTTGCGGTATAATTTTTAGACTTTAAGAAGTTAGATCTAACAACTCTTGTCGAAGTAGTTATACCAGATGTGTATGCCGTATAAGAAGTGGAGACATTTCTCGCCTTAACATCAATTCTTCCCCAACCAAATAAACCAAACCCATCATCAGAGGTCGTAATCCCAGAGGAGTATCCAGAAGGAACACTTGTGGCGTCAACAAACAATCTTTTAACAGTTGTCGAAATACCGACAACATCTCTAGTTAATGTCTCTACACTGGAGACTTCATATATTCCATCAAATGTATTTCCCATACCAACATTGGACTTATTAATTATAAAGTAATCATTTGCCTGAATAGAAGTAATTGTTACTGCAGTTCCAGCAACAACAGTATTTCTAAGGAAGGAGTCATATGGAATGTGAATATCAAAAATCATTTGGGGACCAGCAGTAGTACCGAATCCAACAATGATACCATTATCACCAGCATAACTATCAACATCACATTCTTCTTCGGTATGACCTGGAGGAGAAATAAGTACAGTTGGTACACTTGTATATGTATAACCGACACCAGGAGAGGTAATTGCAACACCAGTTACAGTTCCACCAGCACTAATAGTGACTGTACCAAATGCTCTAGAATCAGATGTATAACCAAAACTTACTGTAGCAGTGTTGTATCCAACACCACCATCAGAGATAACAACGGAAGAAATAGTTCCAAATCCAGAAACCACTGCAGTTGCAGATGCACCAACTTTGGGTTCTTGAGGAATAAACTTAATCTTATTCTGGAACGACAGCGTAGCTGCTTCGTTTTGTGGGTTGAACAGTGGTCTCAATGTGTCAACATACACAGCAGTAGAACCAACACCAACATTCTTGATAATGTATGAGGTTGGGTTAATAACTGGTTCGTACAGTTCTCTATCCTTGCCTGTAGGAATACCCTCAATAATCTTATCCTCAGTTTGTCTACACCAGGTAACTGGTCTTGTCAGAGTTACATCATTAGTATTTCCAGGTCCAGCGTAAGGATTGGTTGCAACATTACCAGTTGAAAGAACGTTTAGAACACTTCTTTCGTCTTCGTCAAGACTTTGTGCCTGAAGTCCCGCCATATGCTTGAGTTGCAGCGTGTCACCTTTCTTGACAGTTTCAATGACATCTCTAAAGATGACATCACTATCACCATTTCCTTTATAGAATATGATAGTAACTTTATCACCAATCTTTAATGCTTCAGTAAAGGTAAGAGTGCTACCACCGCTAAACTCATATCCGACACCTGGTTCTTGTAAAACATCATTGACAAAGATAATTAGTACATCCTGAACATTGATCTTAGAACCAGGAGAAGAAACAATCGAAGTGATTGCTCCATTTAATTTTAGTGGGAAGTCTTTTCTTGCACCATCAATTAACTCTTCAATATTGTCAAGGATCTCTAAAGTTCCTACAGACCATCCAGCAAATTTATCATCTGCGATTTCATCAACAGTAATTTGAAATTCATTTCCAGAATAAGAAGATGAGGTAGGAATGCCTGTTGTTCCGCCAATAGCGACGGTGAGAACTGCATCCTCCCTATAACCATAACCAGTATTTTTAATTTCAAAATCAATTACACTAGAACCATTACCAACTACAATATCGACAGTTGCCTCAGTTCCAACTCCAGCAGCAGAGGAAGAACTGTAGAACAAGCGCATATTTGAATACGATACTGGATCATCAAATATGACAAATGGTTGATTAGTATGGGTGTAACCTGTTCCTGGATTTGTAATTGCAACACTTACAATATGACCACCACTTATGGCTGCGGTTCCAATAAATTCGATATTTCCAGATCCAGTGCTAGAGGTTCCAACACCCACATTGACAGTTGTTTGAATACCAGATCTGTATCCAGATCCACTATTACCAATACTGATGGATTCAATGGTTCCTGCAGCAGATACGATAGCAGTTCCTCCAGCAGACACTAAAGGTTGATATCCAAATCCTTCAGTTGAACCAACAGATACGATTATACCACCTTTGGGGAAACTAGAGATGCCAACATCAGGTCCAAGTGGAGTTTGTGGTGATGTTCCATTAAATGTAATGGAGGTAATACCCGAAGATTCAGTCAAGATGTAATCTTTAGTGGAAGATGGAACTTGGAAGATATCATTAATCAATATTATTGCATTTTCATTAGTAATTCCATCTACGTTAGAACCAGATTGCTCTAACGTAAACTGATTAGTAGTTCCATTGAATTTATCATTAATATTATCAAAGATATAATTTTTGTGATAAGAATCATCCGATTCATTAGCAATTCCAGATCTGACGAACGATCTTCCTTGGAAAGTAGAACTTGTGGTAATACCAGTCCAATCTCTCTCGTCTGGAGGGTTAGTTGTAGAACCAATAGGAGTATTTCCGAAAGGTGCCTCGACAAAATTAAGTGCATTATCAACAATATTGTAGTTTCCAGTCATTTTAGTAACTAAAGCACCCGTATCAGCAGCACCAGCTTTAGTTCCCAACCATTCTCTACGCACTCTAATAGTATTGGTTGATCCGATACCAACACCTTCAATTTTCATTATTTCATCACCAATCTGAATAAGATCAGATCCAAAGAAAGATGTGATTCCACTAAATTTAATTGTCTCATCAAATACAGTGACATTTGTAGAAATACCAGTTGTTACTGACGTAGCGACGAGAGGAGACTGAATAACGTTATCAATTGCAACCATAACCTTAGCATTCTGGTTAGTTGCAACAAATCTGTGGGAAGTTCCGATACCTACACTTTCGAGTTCAACTGCAATAGGGACTTCTAATAAAGCGTTAGCAGCACTGGTAGCAAGTTTAATCGTATTGTCATCAACCTTGATTGCAAAGATATTTTCTTCTGGCAAGAACGTTGTATTTCCTACACCGGTGAATGATGTAGTAGCAACTCCAACTGCAGAAGCAGCTGTTCCTACGTGATGATATTCAATTTTCTCTCCACTTACATAGAAATGATTTGGAATAGTAATAGTATTTTCAGTTAGGTTGACAACAGTGCTGTCATTACCAGTGAAATATCTTTCAAAGACTTCATCATTATTATGAGTCAATCCAAACGTCCTCATAATATCAGACTCGGTTCCTCTGTAAGTTCCAGGTTGAGTCTGTATCAATCCATTAGTAAAGTCAATTTCCGTAGGAGAACTTGGATCGGGAACAACTAAACATAAAGTATTAGAGAATACTGTAACTACAGTATCGATACTTGCCTCTGGAGTGAACACCAGAGAGTTAGTTCCATCTGCAGCAAGAACAGAACCAAATGTTCCAAGTCCCGCATGAGTTTCAAGATTAGCAAATTCGGTAAAGAAAGTTTCAGATGGATTAGATGTATCAACAAAACTATCAGCGATTATAACCTCGGATAGTTGAACTCTATGATTTGTGGTGTCTGTTACCTGAACGAGATAATATCCGACATCAGAATCACCACCAAAAGATGACACTGTATTAATTCCAGGAGAACCAGATGCACTAATAGAAGTAGTCTGTGCTTCTAATGTGACTCTCTGCATTGATATGGTAGAGATTCCAGTAGAAGTTGCTGTCGCTAATCCAACCGTCATCGTATTAACAGCACCGGTAGTTGCAATTCCCACAGCAGGAATAAAATCAACCTTTAAATTAGAATCATCGATGTAAGGGTGATATGTTCCTAATCCGGTTAGTTCGGAAGATTCTGCAAATCCACCAGTGGTTAATCTTCCATATTCAAGAAGTTCTACATTAGTTCCGTCATGAACTATATTCAGCTCAACAAACTCGTACTTATTATCATTAATATCTGCGTCAATATTAACTAAAACTTTTGCAGAAGTATATGTATTTGCAATAGAAACGATTGTAGTTGTGACTCCACTATTGACAGTTGTGCTAGCAGTGGAAACTTCAACTATTCCACCCAAATTAGTTGACCCAACTCCAGAAAGAGTTGATTTTAAATTGTAATCAACAGTAGTAATTTCGTAATCGTTTACAGAGAACTTAGTTGGAAAGAATGTTAATTGTCCTTCAGTGCCACTAATCGAGAAATCAAAAGATCCCTGATCATAAGTAGTTTCTACTCTACCATATTGATTCATATATGCAGTGCTTCCATTATGAAGTAAATCTACTAATAGAATTTGTCTTTGAGCACGAAATCTTTTATCTCTCACATAAGTGATATACTTATGAGATCTAAAAGATAAATCAAACGTATTGACAATACTGAAAGGAGTTGATCTGGATTCACTATTAAACTCACCACTAATGTCATCAATGGAAAGAACTCTATTGCCAATCGATTCAAAGTAATCAGATAAAATTCTATTAGCAAATATCATCTCATCGGAAATCGTTCCCGAGTTAATATTATTTTCTGTAACAAGGTCGAAATCCGCAACACAATTAAGATCACCGAATCCGGTAAGGTCATTTACAGTGTCAACAGTTCCAAGTTCAGTAGATAGACCAACCCTCATTAAATTAGAGTTAGTTGATTCTAACTGATAATCAGAGAATTTTTTATATCCTAAAGTATGATTAGTTGCAGAAACAACGTCATTCCAGGTATCATATGGAATTTCTGATTTCAGAGAGTATGAGAATCTCTGATAATAGAAGTTATCCTGAACTCTTTGAAGACTGTAATTAAGTTCTCCAGAATCATCTTGCCGCCCTCTAACAACTTTAGAAGTTGCAGCGTAGTTTAGATAGGATTCAAAAGAAGTGACAGAGGAGGCAACACCAACAACTTTAGATGATTTGCCTGTGATTTTTTCTCCAACTACAAAATCATCATCAGAGGATATCCTGACGATGGAAGTGAGTGGATTCCAATCCTCAACTTTACCAGTTTTAGAACCAGAAGTGACAGTTTCACCAACAATGTAATCATTGAGTTCTAAGAAAGATTCAAAGATAGGGAAGTGTTTTTGTGCAGTGATTCTTCCTGCAGAGTTTACACCGTCAAACTGACCTGGAATTTGATTCTCCTTAAACAGGTTGTTCATGTTGAATCTGACAGATCCAATTCCACCAAGATTAGGAGTGACTTCAGTTAACTCAAATAACTTGTAATCGTATCCAGCAGAATTAAAGTTTGTACCTGTAGAACCAACTCCAACACTCACATTCTCTATAAGAACTTTATCACCGATAGTAAAGGGGAAACTATTTGCTGTGCTAAACCCCACAGAAAGAGTAACCAGCGCATCTTTGGTTGCAGGGAAATATTCAATTGTGCTAATACCTACGCCAGAATCAGTTCCAGTTGGAATGATCGTGGGAGTTACATTGGAAAGTCCGTTGGTGTTCTTAAGAATTTCAACTTCAGAACTTCCAAGGGTCATTCTAAGATCTACATCATCGACGGGCAGATTAGTTTGACCATCAACAACGACTAGTTTGGGAGTGATTGAAAACCCTCTACCAAAAGAAGTAATTCCTACTTGAGCAAATGTCGCCAGTGGTTCAATACGAATAGTCTGTGGGAACAGAAGTCTTGGTCTCAATGTAGGGTCTGAGGGGAGACCAAATCCAATATCCTGAATTGATACTGACTTAAGAGCACCAATGGTGTTGCTTTGTGCCTCTAAAATAGCACCAGTACCACCATTAGTGGTAAGTGTATTAATTCCTGGAAGTGCATAATAATTTTTTCCAGGATTTAATATATTGATCTTCGCAATTGGACCTCTAGTATGATCGCAATCAGTTTCATAAAGAATAGTAGAAGTGGTAGAAGCATAAGATACGCTCTCTGGATAATCAACTAAATTATAGGTAAAAGAATTAGTGCCTCCAATAGAGATTCTATGATTACCATTATATACGCTATTCTTGATGGTAATTTCATTTCCAGAAATAACCTCAGTGTCTACTGTTCTTTCAGATTTAATTGAGGGTAAAGATGAATCATAAACTAAATCCACATTATAATAAAGAATCTCGGGTAGATTGGAATTGACAGTAAAAACAACTTTGCCGCCGACAGAACCTACTTGACCAGATTTAACGGTATTTAATTCATTATAAGAAACTTTGAAATTTTTATCTTTATAAAGATTAAAATCAAATGCAGGGTAATTAGATCCCAATACAGAATATCCAAGAGAGGGATCCGATAGATCAAAGGTTATAACAGAATCCTTATAGAAGGAAATTGGTGGATTAATAGGATTAATATTACCGCCAGTAAGTCCAGTGCTAGCAATCCCGACTGTCACAGGGATATCTCGGGTTGCATCATAATAAGAATTTGACAATTTAAAGTTATTATCATCAACTCTAGAGATATAATAAACTTTATCGTTAGTTAATCCTAAAGAAACATCACTACCAACTCCAACATTGTAAATTATCTTTTGTCCACTTTGTAATTTATGATCCTGGATAAAGATTGCACCGGTAGAAGTATTGATTCCAGTAGATGAGAATCCAAGAGGATCAAAAACAAGATTTCTGTTGTAATCATTATATTTTACAACTACCGTTTGTTCTGTCCTCGGATTGACAGATACATCAACCTTATGTAAAGGACTAATTCCATGTGCTTCAGTTGTAGTAACTGTGACTGTATTTTTCTTTACTTCTCCAGTTATTACATTATGATTAGTTGTGAAACTATGAGTATTACCAGCTCCAACACCTTTAAAGAACAAAGTTGAAGAATTTCTGTGAGATGCAGCGACTCCAACAAAAGTTCCAGTTGTTCCCAGACCAACTCTAACTGTTGCAATTCCAATAAGATCATCATCAATCTTAGCGACAAAAAGTTTCTGTCCGCTTGTCAAAGTAGTTCCTACACCTACATTTGTTTCATCCTCAACATAAAGACCTGTTCCGCCATTTCCAGGTGAATATGTTAATTGATCACCAGTTTTAAAGTTGTGATTTTCAAAAAAGAGAGACTTAGTTGGAATGAATTTTTGAGTAATTCCAGCGCCAGGATTAGCAAAAGATAATGTGGATCCAATACCGATTCCAGCAGTAGTTCCCACGCCAACAGTTTCACTTGGATCAAAATAAACTTGCTCGTTTCTAGTAAACTTATATGTTGAAGTAATGCCTGTGCTTATTTCAAAGTTGCGAGGATCTTCAATCAAAAACTTGCCGATTGTATGTGCAGCGGAAACAGTTCCACGAACAGCTCTTAAAACTCTCAGTCTAGAGTTTTCAAAATCTACGTTTAGAACTTGAACTTTCTCTGTGCCAATACCTAAAACATCATTAACCTTAGTTGCAAGAATATCACCGGTTACACTAAAGTGGGTCACCAAACCAGTGACACCTTCAGTGCCAATTGAAACCGCAGTTGTTCCAACACCTGCTATACGAAGCACGTTAGTAGAAATACCTATACTATATGTTCCATCAATTCCACTTGCATTTGTAGAAAGACCAGTTATCGTAACTAAATCTAAGTTTTGAAATTCGTGTGGATTATCGCAAACAACCTCATAAAGTCCAGATGATTTAGGATATACTTCTACATCACTAATAGAGCTGGATGCTACACTGATATTAGAAACTGATTTTCCTTTTACTTTGCTGATCTTAGCATACACATTATCTCCACCTGTTCCATTATTATTGAAATTTAAAGTATCTCCTACTCTATAACCGATGCCACCAGTCAGAATTCCAATAGAGTCAATGGTTCCAGGTTCAGCTGCATTAATTTTTACTGTCTGATTAAGTTTATTTGGAATAAACGCATATGGATATTCTCTATCACCTTCAATTAAATTAAGTGGATTAGTGTTTCTACGAAGACCATTTTCATCGAAGTTAAAATCATCTTGATTTGATGCGAGATTAAAATTAAATTCATTTGGAATAGAGTTATAATTTTCACCAATTATGTAAGGAAAGACGGGTTTTTTATACTTTTCAAAAATGCCAGAATCTTCAGTCTGCAGATTATTGACTGTCATAAAGTAAGCATAAGTTCCATTTGGATATTCAGGAGTTACACCAAATCTTCCATTATTTTCATCAAGAATGGTTGAGTCCGTAACGTTTGTATGAGTATAATCATTTACAAAAAATCCTTCAGGGAATTTTGATAAAGGTGGTCTTCCACTCTTGATATTGAGGGAATATCCAGATTTCATTTGTGTTACTGCACCACCAATTCTGGTGGTATATCCATATGGACCATAAATCGGATTTCCATCATAAGCAAATCCCAAGATTGGAGAATGCTGATCAGAATCCACTTCAATACCACTAACTTTACTAAGATCACTTTGACCATAAATTGTATTTGCTTCAGCATCAACAACGTAACTAGATTCTCTTAAGACTCTAGGTGCATAAAGATGAGAATATTGAAGTTCATTATTTCCAGCAGTAATAACACCATCATCTTTAGTAAAAAATGGCGAAGTCTTTTCAAAGAGGTTTACTCTCCAAGTTTTAAGATTTGAATAAAATTCTGGTTGCAATTCAGAATCAAATTCAGTTTCAACTAAAACACTAGTGTCATCAACATCATATCCTCCACCCTCTTCAAGAACTTTTACTTCAGTTAGAACACCATTAGAAGTAATTGGAACTAACACTGCCCCAATACCAGATCCAACTATTCTTAAATTGGGAGCAGAAAGATATCCAGTTCCACCATTAAGAATGATAACCTGTTGAATTCTACCATTACTAATAATGGGTTTTACCTGAGCATTTTTTCCACTACTAATTGTAATAGTGGGTTGCCGGTCAAAGTTTAAAATTTCAGAGGATCCATAACCAACACCTTGATTTTCTAAATGAACAGATGTTATTTCTCCTCTGACAATGGGTTGAATTGATGCTTTAAATTCTTGTGTGCCGACAGAAGAAATACCGACCTCTCCAACTAAAGTTGCAGTAATTTCTGGATAATTAAAGATATGAGTTCCCACGCCAACAGAGTTAATATCCGTATATTGCTTGGTTCTATAGAAGAACTCTTTATCAGAACTGACTCCAACTACAGATAACTTAAAAGAATCCTTATTTACTGAGGTTATATAATATTCAGTATTATTAGTCAGTCCTTCAGCAACAGTTCCGACTACACTATACTTAACTATTTCACCGCTCTTATAATCATGATTACCAATTGTGATTATATTTGAGGATGTGTTAATCCCTGTTGTAGGTGCAGTTCTCTTCTTGGTCTCATATCCACTTCCACCATTAACAACTGTGATAGAAGATACAATCGATTTTTTGTTTACGCTTTGAAGTGCGTGCTTACCAACACCAAATCCAGTTAAAGAGATAGTATTGATACCAGATATAGCGTCTGCTTGTGTTGGGTGCAATCTAACTGTTGTATTATTAATTACCGACAGGAAGTATAATGAACTTGTATCTAATCCAACAACACAATCTTCATTGAAAGTTTGATATTGAACTTGCTCTGCATTCCTAAATTTGTGAAAAGTTGAGAATCCAATTGTATCATCAGTTAGAGAAACATTAGCAGATGCTTCGTCTGCAAAGAATTTGGGCGCGTGGTTAATTAACTTCATGTTAACTGTACCAAATGCACCCTGACCATTGCCACCAGCAATCTTCAAGGTTGGTGTATGTAGATAGTCAAATCCACCATCAAGAACTCTAACTTCTCTTAAAGATCCAGACACAGCGACGTGACCAGTCGCACCAGTTCCAACAGCATCGCTAATAATCAGATTTGGAACATTTATTACATCAACACCATTAGTCGGAGATAAAACATCAATACTCTGAATGGATCCATACTTAATAGTATCCTTAGATTTATAGTTGAGGATTTCAACTCCATTTACAAGAATCCCTGTAGAACCTGGTTTTGTTGAAGTTTTAGTTCCTTGTTCTTTTGGTTCAGAGATTTTTCTAACTAACTTCTGTGGTTTTAATGTTTTAGAGAAATATTCATATGGTTGAATAATACTATCAGTAATGGTAACTGCAGAATTTACACTTAAATATTTGTCATTGTAAATATCTTCTCTACTCTTTGCGAACTTTAAAGTAAATCCATCCACTCTTTTAACAAAATATAAACCATCTGCAAATAGTGCAGTATCTCTAACAAGTCTGGTCCCTACAGATCCATCATCCTTAATAAATGTTTGACTGACTAATCTAGCTTCATAATATACTGACTCTCCAGTGTAATATCCATGCTCTACACCAGGAGTTATTTCAAATTCAGTGCCAGAAAAAGTTCCAGAAAAAGTAATTTTTCTTTGTTTTACTTCAATTGGTTGAGAATTATAATTTGGAATTGAGGGTGTGGATACAATATAATCATCATCATTATTTTTATATACATTATCAACTCCGGTGGAGAAATCACTAATATTTGAAAAAGTGGTTGATTCTCCTTTTTGAATTTTTCTTTGAACGTGAGAGACGCCATTTACATCAAGAACGCCTTGACCAATGATTCTAAAACTTTTTTCATTATTAATACCAATTACCTTAGAATCCAGTCTATTTTCGTTTTTCAAGATAATAGTAATATTTTTCTTCC